ATTATCACTCTATCATTTGTAAACTGTATGTGGGTATTTATGTCTCCATTATGATAGATATATTCATTTATGTAAGCATTTGTAGCGTGCAAATCTCCGCTTACATCTAATTTATGAGCTGGACTAGCCGTCCCGATACCTACATTTCCGCCCGATAGAACGGTCATTCTAGTTGTGTTGTTTGTGGCTATAGAGAGACTGTTATCTGAATTGTTGTGTCTTATTCTTGAAACATCAGAATCTGCATCATCCCCAAAATCTATTCCCGCAATTCCACTTGTAGAGGCTGTTGCCCTAATTATAGAGTTACCGCTATCATTCTGTACTTGCAGCATTTGGTTTGGGTCACTCGTACCAATACCTACGTAGCCCGTTTGTTTTACGGTTAATAACTCATTACCCGAAGCAACGCTATGTTTATATATATTAAAATCAGTGGTGGTATCATCATTATTGTCATCTATAATAAGTCTAATATCTCTTGCTGAGGATATATAAACTTCTTTGCCAGATGCACCATCAAACCCAAAATTAGTACCATCACTTACTATTGCGCCGTCATCAAATGTTAGATTACCCGTTAATTTTATATTGCCATCTACGTGTAATTTTTCCGATGGACTAGTCGTCCCGATACCAACATTTCCCGATGGTAATATGGTCAATCTTGCATCTCCTAAATCTGCACTTGCAGAACCCGAGGCGCTGTTAAGTATGTGGATGTTACCTCTTGCGTCACCATGCCCAGTATCATCTCTTTCAAATACAATCGCAGAGTGTCTATAGTTAGAGTTTCCCGTTTCTGAATAACCGAAATGTAATCCTGCATACTCTCCCGCTGATATACCACCTGCAATACTTGCTACTGCATTGTTTGTACCTAGGTAAACATCTAATTTTTTTTGAGGGCTTGTAGTGCCGATACCAACATTAGAAGAAGTAATACGCATTACCTCAGAGGTACTTGAACCCGCAGTACTGGCTGTTCCGCCCGTTTCAAATATTAAATTACCGCTTGTATTTTTGATTTCAATAGAGCCGCCATTGTCAGCCATTGCTAAA